CCGTATCCAGAACCCGCGATATCGAATATTGGGCCGCATCACTCGCCCCCAGTTTTATTATAGTGTCTGCCAATATTAACCGGATCGCAGTCGCATCGTCCTGTATCCCCAACGATACCAACAGATCATTGAACTGCGCCGCCGTGAACGTTACCGCCCCGTCAACGTTCGGAAATGACGCCTGCAACACCTTTTTCAACAATCGTAAATGGTCGTCGCCCTGGGCCTTCGGGTCGGACCCCAGGGGATTCGTTACTACCAGATCATCGATAAAATCGCCGGTTTCTAATGGCATTGTCTTAACTCCCCGTCATTGTCGGCGTATCGCCTGAATATCGTGCGTTGTCGTCAGACTCGTTCGCGCCGTCCAACTCGATCTGCCAATTCGCCTGAGCGACTCGCTCGCTCTCGGTATCCTGGGCCATGTTATGTATATAAATCTGTGCCGCGTATAAATAAAGACTCGGCCACCGAGTCAAAACCCCGTTGGTGTCCAAGTCGTTTACTAACGGCGGCGGTTGCTGATAATAGGTCGCATCAACGCTCGCCCCGTCCTGGCCTGGACCCACTTGCAGCGCGTTGTTCGCCATTGAATAATGCGTCGGACTATTGCCCTTTGTGTTGTTCCTGATAGCAAGTTGATTACCGGTCGCCACCTTCAAAGGTCGGACCCCGCCCGCGACGTTGGCCCGTAATGATCGAAACGCCAGAAAGTCGGCGGGCAACGGTTCAGGGGTCGCGGTAAAGTCAATATGCAACGCTTTTTCCATCACGATCAACCGCGCATCCTTGCCGATCCGCTCGGATGCTAATTCGAATACCTGATCGATGACGGTATCAAGGTCGGTCCGATGGACCCAAAAAACCACTAAATCTTTCATCTCTTTGTATGTCATGCCTGCACCCTGAACGGTAATGACTCGCTCGACTTGATAAATTTTTTATAGAATATCTCGATTTCCTTATTCGACCCGTTGACCAACACAGGGTATTTTCGGCAAAGGGCAATATAATCAATCTCGGGGATCGACAACATTTGACGCCCAAACGATAAGTCATTAATCACGCCTGGGTTTTTCCTTAGTTCGGCGTTGCGGTTTAATATCAACGGACGCTCGGGTTGCGTCATTTGTCGATACAACACGCCCTCGCTCGGTTGCATTTTATACTCGCTTTGGATCACACCATCAAAGGTTGTGTGGTGCGGAACGCTTAAATCTTTACGCATCGGTTTTATATTCCTCGGCATCGCCGCGCTCGATCAGTGACTCGCCGACCGCCTTCGAACAAGTACCAAATTCGTTCTTATTGACCTGCCCCCGATCCGTCCAGAACGCATGATTAGACACGTTTACTATCGTTATATCGGTATCGCTCGACGCTGCTTTTTTTGTTTTCTTTTTTGTCATACCAGTAGCAGGGGCGGGTTTCCCCGCCCCCGTCCTTTATGCCGGTACAGCCAGGACCGCGAGCGCGGGATTCCTGTCCGCAATGACACCCTGGGCCTTTTCAGCCAAAACCTTTAGGGTCCAATCGACCATTATCATGCGCCGATCCGCTAGCCCTTCCTTGCCTAGTGGTTCGGTCCGGTAGCCATGCAAGAAACCCTGCATTAGAAACTCGAAGTCGAACAGGTAGACATTGCAGTTATCCGCCTCGACCAACTGCTGTAAACGGTTCGGGACCAGTTGCAGAATCGAGAAGTCAGACACGAATACATCAACCGCGCCCTTCGCCGTTGCCATCTCGCTCGCCTGCCCGACATCGCTATCCAACGTCGCCACCTTCGCGGCACTGGTATAGAGATACTCGGAAAACCCGCGTTTCTGGCCTGGGATGGTCATTAATACATTCGCTTCGCCGCCCTCGTTGTAAATCAACTCGGAAACGTCGCGCACCTCGGATTCTGCCAAAGCAATTTCCGTTCCGGTTGTCGGCGCGTCCACAATACCAACACTTGTTCCACCATAGCCGCCGCTCGCGCCCAATGCGCCCCTGATAACGTTGGTTTCTAACCATGCACCCACGCCTGCAGACTTGCCCGCTACCGCCGCACCGTCGTCACCTATCGACGCCTGTTGACTTAACATGATCGCTTCAACGTCGCGCCGTATCTCCTTGCCGCGTTGCATCAACTGATAGGCTAGTGAATCGCTGAAACCGATGCCGTCGGATTCTCGCGCCCTGGTTGATACAAATACCTGCTTGGTACTGATCTGGCAATGATTACCAACGCGCAACCCGACAACGCTATCGTCGGTCCCCGCGTCCGCACCATCGACGTTTGCATTTGTCAGATCAGGGACCGCTAGCGTGTCCTGGGTCCATTCGGCGTATGCATTGCCGACCGATCCGCTCGATAACCGTGAAGTGAAAGGAAGTGGAATCTCTGAAATATCGAATATTTTTTGCATAACATCCTGATTTATCCAACCCCCATCGACTGCCGCCTTTAAGTCGGCACTGTCTAAATTTGTTGAAGCCATAACTTTAACCCTTAGAAGTGTTTAATAGATCGGCAATAGCGGATGCTTTCTGCTCGTTGTTCCCGCCCTTTGCCGCTTTGATTTTTGCGTTGAGTGCAGCGTTTTTGTTTGGCTTGATACCGACCGCGCCCTGCTTGATGTTCGTCGGTTTGGGTTTAGCTCGGCGATGGTCGGATACAAGGTTCTGTGCTTTCATCGCGTCAAACGCGATTTTTAAATACATTGCGTTGGTCGTGTTTGCGACCTGCGCCCTCGTAAATCCATATCCATCACCCAGGAACTTAACCAAATCTTCAAAATCATTATTTCGGGTTTGCGGGTCGTGCCATTCAGGTATAGCGGTCATAAGTGTTCGTTGCTGTTGAGCGATATTGTTACTATGCAATTCGTTCAACTTGTCTAGCACTTCTTTTGATAATTGGCCCGTCGATTTAGCTATATCTATAAACTGGTTCAACTGGCGATCCGCCACCATCATTTCGTTAACTTGCTGCTCTCGCCTGGTGTCGTATGTCTCGCGTTCCTGGGTAATGGTCCGATGCGCTTTCCACGCATCTTTAAGATCACCCAGGGTAACGGTTTCATCAACGCCCCGCATTGGTACTTCGACCCCGTACAAATCCTTTTCAGACAAATCCAGTGTCTCTGCAAGGTCCGTTAACGTCGGGGTTTTATCTTCCTGCTCTATTACTTCATCTGGCGATTCATCCGAACTATCGGGCGTCGCCTCGGGTTGCGATTCTATCGCGGGTTGTGCTTCATGCTCGGTATCTAAACCGTTGGTTTTCTCGTCCGCGTCGGTCCCCTCGGGATCGGCGTCGGGCTTCTTCTCAGGTACAGGGTCGCCACCTATTAACGCGGCGATATCCTTTACCTGGGAATCCTGATTAGCTGACAGTTCCATTACGCAACGCTCATTTTGGGCGGCTCGTACATTTCCGCTTCATGCTCGATGCGTTCAATTAACCGTCTAAATACCTTTGACTCCAAATAAATGTCCTCTCGCTCAACAAGACTCGACGCCTCCTGCCACTTCTCGAAATAATCCGCGTCTAGTTCCTGTTTTAGCAACTGGAAAAAACGGTTATTAATTAGCGCCGTTGCTTCTTTCTTCATTGGCATTAGATGACACCTTTTGTTGTTGTGCTTGATTAGTGAATATCTGCTGTTGTCGTTCAAGGTCCAGAGTCGCGGCCCCGACCAGTTTCGCTTCTTCTATCTCGGCGTCGAGTCGTTCTTTGGCCCACTTGAACATTAATTCTGTGTCGTGCGTATATTTCTGTAATTCGCTTTGCATGGCGAATATTTCCTGCTGAAATTGTATTTGCTGCTGTTGGGCCTCGGCCTGGGCCTGCTGTTGGGCCTGGGCCTGCTCTGCCTTGCCTTTAGCCGCCGCCTGAGCTTCTTCACTGGACGGATCAACCCAATATTGCTCGGGGTTTTCCAGATTCGCGGCCCGCGCCCAATCCATAATAGCATTGAAGATACCCGACCCGCTGACAATCTCGCCCTCCTTGCCTTGCTGCATAAATGATACTTGCGTTTGGATCACGTTCGTTAATGCCGAAATGCGTTGTATCTTCTCGCCCTTGCTCATGCCGGTCATTACCTTAACGCTTTTTCGCTCGGGCCATTTGGACGGGTCGATTGTCTGCCACTTGCCATTTAACTTTGTGGTGATCTCCCCTGGTAAATGCTCGCGTAATGTCTTATGGACTAGCAGGTAAACGGACCTGATTAAAGTATTTGCAAGCGTCGCGGTCATTTGTGCTGCAAGTTGTTCCTTAACTGATATCTGGCGATCCGCCCCGCCCTGTCCGATGTTACCACCCGCCAACTGCAATTCTGCCGCGCCCAGGTCAAGTGATGCACCGCCGCGCTCGGAACGTTGTTTATCCATGTACTCAAGTGCGGACAAGATCGACGGACCCATATCCGATACATTCAATGCTACAACGTTTTGCGGGTTCTTTGATCGTATCCCGCCGCCTGGCCTGCTCGTTACAACGTCGGCCTCGGTTGTCTCCTTTGGGTTGTAGACCAGTCGGGAATTATTAACAACCCTGGCGTTGTCGTGCCATTGGCGTAGGAAATGTGTTTTCGAATCCTCGATTGACTTCAATTTATCGAATACCGATTGATCGTAAAGGCGATGCGGCACGATGAACGGCGAACCGGTCCCGTATGGAACCCAGGGGGCCGGTTCATCCAGTAATATCTCATGGGTTGCCAGGTGAATATGCCGCAACTTAGATATGCCGGTTTCGTCCTTGTCGATCCTGATATATAAATCGAATGTCTCGATTATCCGGTTCGCAGGGTCCGCCGCCTCATGGGATGATTGCTCGTCGGTCCGCCTTGATACTGCGTCCTGCTTTGTCTCGTAATCATAGGACGGTAACTTTTTAATTACCTTTTTGGGGTATCCCATGTTAATCAATTCGGTTTGCGTCAACAGTTTGCGCTCGCCTAGCATCCTGATATCGTCTACATAAGGCGTGTCATGCTCTGGGGAAAATACAATGTTCTCTGGGGCAATGGCCTTAACCATTAAGTCGCGGTGATGGGTCCACTGGTCGAAAGTAACGTCGAAGCCTTCGCCGTCCTTTGCATCGTCCAGGCTTTTAATTTTGATCGTGTGTTCCAGGTCCGACTCGTTGACTATCGCTTTAACTTCGAATTCCTGAATGTTAGTTTCGCGGAATGTCTCATGCTCGCGGACCTCATCAACCCATACCTTGATAAACCCGTTACGCAATAGTAACGAATCCTTGACCGCGCTCGTTATCTCCACATATCCGTCATTTTGACCGCCGATAATCTCTGCTACATAATCCGATTCTTGTTGGGCCTGGGCTTCATCGTCCTGGCCCGATGCCTTGAACTGGATCAACGTTTCATTAGTCAGTATCGGGTTTATGTTGGACATTACCGCTTCTATCATGTCGCTGACATCGGTCGATTGAATACTGGACCGGCCCTCTATCTCATCACCCCTGGGGCGACTATAAAAGTAATCGAACGCCTGCTTTCTGTTCTCTGATAAATGGTCGGTATCCCAACCCTGGGACCGGACTATTTCCTGCCTGCAAATAATGACTATCTCTTTTTCAGTTAACATTAAATTACCGTCCGATTCTCTCGGCTATAGTCAATGGGTTGGTCGAATAGATCGGCGTCGGTCGTCGGATCAGTGATGCAATGATATCGCAGGGAATCCGCGTAATCGGTCGTCCAGTCTTTAACAGGTTTATCGTTCATGGTCCGCAATTTGGAATCGTATTCTGTCCTATACAATTTGCACGCCTCGATTAAGTCTTTACACTTAACGGCGTCTATGACCATTAGGGGAATTGTGGCGCGGCTCGCCTGGATACCGTCTTGAAAACTCATCCTGGGCGCGATGTCGAAATATACTCCTAAATCCTGCGCCCTGTCAAACCTTGATTGACCCGATCCAATCTCGAACACCGCGATGTCATGTGGCGCAACGTGCTGAGAATAAATATAAGGTTTATCACGGACCACCTTAATCATTGCGTCTAGTCCGGTATGTTGGAACGCATCGCAGTCAATCAATCGATGTTCCCTGCCTACCAGTTGCCAATATAATATGACGGTTGAATTCTTAACGCCCAGGTCCCAGGACGTTTGCGTTGTATATCTCGGGTCGTGCGGAACGCTTGTGATCCGGTCCGCCTGCTCTAATGCTTGTATCTCCATGCCGAATATCGAACCGCGTATTTGTGCCTCGAACGAACACATATATTCCTGCTCAAATTCTGGCTTGCTTATCTCCCGCCTTACCGACTGAATCTCACCCAGGGGGATCGCGCCTGTCTCGTTCACCTTGTACATTTGCCGATACCAGTCCGGTAGTTCGCCGGCACTGACCCATCGATCATAGAATTGATTATGGCCCTGGGGCGTACCAATGAAGATTGCCCCGCCTTGCCGGTCCGATAGCGCGGGCCTGAATATCTCGCCCCACAGTGCCGGATGCAATTGGGCCGGTTCATCTAATATCGCATAGTCAGAATATATGCCTCGATGGGAATGGAAGTTGTCGCCGCCGATTAACTGAATCTCGCCGCCGTTCGGGAATGATGCGGTCAACTCTGATTTATTATATTTCATGCCAGGGATCGTTCGCGTGTAGTCTCGAACATACTGCCATGCTATGCGCTTTACCTGGGAATAGAACGGTGCGATGTAATGCGTTCTCGGGTTCGGCAATGTCTCGTTGATCGTTTGCTTGATTAACTCGTTGATTGCCAGGACCGTCTTACCTGCTCTACGATGAAATACCAGTACGTTAAACCGCTTTAATTCGTCGTGCGTTTTCTTTTGGAACCATCGCGGTCGATAGGGTATGCGGACCTGCTCGATTGGTTCATTCATTGGTGGTTAATGGTGTATCGCCCTCGATCGCCAATACCGGTTCGCCGTATATATCAATCGCTGATCCTGGCGGTAGGTCCAGGGTTTCATCCCATGACATAAGTAACTGGCCCGCCTGCTCTATCTCTGCCTTTAAGATTGCCTGCTTAGGGAACTGATAGGATACTAATGTTTTCAGCGCGTCCAATCGATAACCAATCTTGCGCGACTTGAATCCTATATGGAATAATGCCTGGATCGGACACCCGAACTGCTTTGTGTATTTATTATATAAAGCCTTGAATTCTAATGTCTCGGTCCTGGCAACTGATAACCCTGGCATTACCACTAACTCCGGTATTCTGATAGTTTGTCGGACTATACCCCATAATCCACGATGGTTCTTTATTTATAAATATTCGATAGGGATAAACTATCGGTTAACTTGAAGTTTCCTACCAGTAAACCTTTAACCTTATGTCTTTTAAGTTAATGCAGATTGGTTGATTTCAGAGCAATATCTCCCCTTACCCGCTGTTTAGCAAGGAAAGGAAGATATTGACGTAATGCCGACTGGCGTCATTCGTCGCGGGTGGTGACTCTTTATGCTTTCGCACTCGGTTTACCGTTCACCGGTTCAACTCATAATTTAAACCATCTCTGGTTGGCGCTGACCGACTCCCCTTTGACGCCTTGACTGCTGTTCGCCCAGGTGTGTTGAGCCGTCCTGCGAACTATTACCTTATAACTTGAATCGTGCGGGATTGTCAATTTATTTGTGACTTTCTCATTTTTATGTTAGATTCGTTTCGTCGTCGGTTCGTCGCGGGGCCCTCGGCGTTACAACTATCCCATTTGGTTGTAGGCCCTGGGGGTTCTTACCTGTTCCCCTGGGGTTTTTTATTGCTACTTCATGCCTTATCAATCTTGATCGTGTAATAATAATAATGCTATTATCTATTGCAATTCTGGCTATGTTGTGGTTGTGGGATAATGGGAAAAAATAAATTCTTATGGGCTACCGTTTGCCGCAACTGTTACAAGGTTGTTAATATCAGGCAAACAAAAGCAGATCGACGTTATACCGCCGACCCAGGGACAACCGAACCTCATCATTGCTCACCTCAGCGCGTCTTTAAAGAACAACCACAGAAAAATATACCCCTCGATTGATGCGATAATCCTTGTAGTATCTTGCTTTATCCTGTAATATTCGGGTATTGGGATTTTCCAATAACTCACTAATACAGGTAATTATTATGTTAACAATCGCCGCAGGTATCTTGATAGCCTTAATCGTTTGGCGCGTCGTTCTGCCAGTCGTCGTCGTCGCCCTGGTTGTTCTGTTCAGGGTGAAAGTCTAATGTGGGCCTGGATATGGTTCATCCTCTGGCTTCTATGCTTTTTATCTTAATTAATACAGGAATTATAAAATGCCTAAAATTATTAAAGATCAATCCGAACGCCTCGATACCCGAGTGACGTTCAACGTCAACGCCAGGGATCATAAACGCCTTGTCGCCATCGCCGATAAACGCCAAATCCCATTCGGCCAAATCCTGCGCGAACTGGTGCGCGGCTATCTCGCGGAGTGTTCGAAATGATGTCGCCCCTAAAATTCAAAGTTAAATCAAAGGAAATTGGCAAAAGGACATTCGAATACCATGCCAACTTCGCGGACCAGACCGACGCGGTTAACTATGCTTGCGACCTGTCGAAACATCGATTAAAGTTTTCCAACGTCGCGGTCTATACCTTCGCCGTTAGCGGGAAAGTGTATTGTAAATTCTGCCAGGGTAATATGATAAATATTAACCAACAACTCGGGCGGCTAACATGATACAAGAAATGTGGAAAACTTACATCGAAGCCAACCCGACCAACAACCCAGGGGAACGCAAAGCATTGCGGGCCGCGTTCATTGCAGGGGCGAAAGCAATGCTCGATCACGAGCTAAACGCCCAACGCCTCGGCCTTGAATTTGACGCCTCCTTGTCCCTGGTAGTCTATAACCAAACCCCTGATCTGTTCGATCCCGCCCCTGAAAAATGCGAAACCGACACCCCAGGGAACATCGACCCCAAGTTTTAACCTAAACCTGACCCCCCTCCCCTGGGGGGTTTTCCACTATCATAGCAACTGAAACCCGATCACCACTCACCGTCGGGACCGCGTGCCTGGTCCCAGGCGGTAGATATATCATCATGCCCGCCACCGGCTTAACCATCACGGCGTCGCCGCCCTCGGGGTAATATAAAACAGCATGACCCTCGTGTTGATGCTCTGCCACCGAATCCCCGCGTTTGAGATTAACGACAATCAACTTTTTATAGTCGTCGCCCTCGATAGGAATGAAACGCCGCATCTGTTCGGCGAGCCTGCAGGTGCAATTAATTTTATGGTTGATTGGTCGTAACACCTTGACCCTTTGATTCGTCGTCGCGTATCTCATCGCCGATTGTAGTGTCTATCGGGTTTTTCTCGGTCCGATGGTCCTGAACATCAACCCTGTTGTTATCTCCTTGAATCCTGACTACCGTACACCCCGCGAGTATCAAAGTATTCAACGTGAGCGCGAGAATTACCCCTTTATTGCAAATCTGCAAGCGTCGGCTGCCCTTCCTCTATCTCTTTTCTATAGCCCCGACGAAACGCAAATTTTGCCATCGCCGTTTTCGGGTTGTTGAAAAGATCCTTTAATCCGCCCGCCGGTACTGTCCCACTATCCCCGATCAACGATTTGAAATGGCTTAACACTTTGGTCGTGTCGAATAGTTCCTTGAACTCGGGCGAACTACCGAATTCGTCCGCCTGATTGAACGTATATTCCGACTCGAAATTTTTATCTAGTTGCCTTCGCATACTCGGGAACGATATCGTACTGTTGGACTGCACAACCCCAGGCCCATCGACCGCCTTTAACATTCTGAACCGTTGCGTATTAGTGTGGAACCGATTCGCCAAACCCTCGCTACTTTGCCGCCTGAAAAAATTGTCAAGGGCGTCGATGGTATCCTGTAAGGCGAACGCCTGGTTCGGGTCGTTCTTGATTGCCGACTTATGCGCCCCGCGCAACTGTTGGCGCATCCTTGAATAGTCTTTTGCATCAATAACGGTTTTACCTTCGAGTGATGCCAGGACATTATCGACCTGCTTTATAATCGGGTCGTCCTGGCCCAACCGCGCAACGTTTTTATTGTAATCGGTTTTGACCTGTTCAAGATCACCGATTAATTTTTTATCAACCCCCAATTTCGGGGCCGCTTTTAATATCTCGGTCCTCTCATTAGCTAGTATCGACTTGATATTGCCCAGGGTTTGACCGTCGAACGTTTCGGCGTCGGACCCCAACGCCCGCAATACCTTTTGTTGCATCAATGCCTGATTCGGTTTATGAATCAGATCGTCATAGATATCACCAAATATTAAATCTCGCTCGGCCCCCGCGTTAATCATCTCGACCACCTGACCGCCGCGTGGCGTACCTGGGCGAAACTTAACACCCAATTCAA